ACCCAAGTTGCCACCAGGAATAGTCTGGGATCCAGGAGATCTAAAATCGAGGTGCGACCCGTAAGGATAATCAACCGATTTAACATAAACAACAACTAACAATAAGGAGGGTTCTCTTATGAGTACTCAAATTACTACAGCATTTGTAGAACAATACTCTTCAAATGTTTCTATGTTAGCTCAACAAATGGGATCTAAGTTAAGAGGTGCCGTTGATGTTGAAACTATAAGAGGGAAGCACGCATTTTTTGACCAAATTGGCGTGACAGCAGCTCAAGTTAGATCAACTCGACACGGGGACACACCTAGAATAGATACTCCTCACTCAAGACGAAGAGTAGGCTTAGCAGACTATGAATGGGCTGACTTAATTGACGACTTAGATAAAGTTAGAATGTTGGTAGATCCAACTAGCTCGTATGCAAAAGCAGCTGCGGCAGCAATGAATAGATCAATTGATGATGTTATTATTGCAGCT